CTGCCGCTCGCCGACCTGGCCCGGGCCTGCCGCGACGACATCGTGGCCTACAGCTGCTTCACCGACCGCAACTACCGGCCGAATCGGTTCCACCGATACGTGGCGCGCAAGGTCGCCGCCGGCCTGGCGCGTGGCAGGGGCCGGTTCATGATCTTCGCCCCGCCGCAGCACGGGAAGTCGGAGTTCATCTCCCGCAAGCTGCCCGCCTATGCGCTCGGCCGCTACGCCAACCGCAAGGTGATCGCCGCGTCATACGGCGAGGAGCTCTCGCTGTTCAACGGCGCCGCGGTGCGTGACCTGGTGGGCTCGCCCGAGCACCGGATGGTGTTTCCCGAGGCGACGTTGAAGGCCGGCAGCACCGCGAAGGACTACTTCGAGACGCTGAACGATGGGCGCTATCTCGGCACCACGGTGCGCGGCGGCGCGACCGGATTCGGGGCCGACCTGTTCATCATCGACGACCCGTTCAAGGACCGCGCCGAGGCCGACTCCGTGACGGTCAGGAAGGCCGTCTACGATTGGTACAAGAGCGTCGTCTACTCCCGGCTGGCCGAGGACAGCGTGCTGATTCTCATGCACACGCGCTGGCACGTGGACGACCTGGCCGGGATGCTGCAGCGCGACCAGCAGCACGAAGACTGGGACATCATCAGCCTGCCGGCGATTGCCGAGGAGCACGATGCGCTCGGCCGTGCGCCAGGCGATCCGCTGGTGCCCGAGCGGTTCAGCACCGAGGCCCTGCAGCGCATCCGCATGACGCTCGGCGGGGGCGATGCGCGCGATTGGCTCGCGCTCTACCAGCAGCGTCCGATCGCCGAGGGTGGCGGCGAGTTCAAAGAGAACTGGCTGCAGCACTACACCAACGTCGATGGCGGTCGCGGCATGACCAAGGTCATCCTGTGCGACCCGGCCAGCGGCAGGCGCGGGAAGAACGAGAACGACTTCACGGCGTTCGTCGTCGTCGGGCTCGGTGCCGACAGCAACTTCTACCTGCTCGACCTGGTGTACGACCGGCTGAACCTCGCGCAGCGCACCGCGACGCTGTTCCGGCTGCACCGCAAGTACCGGCCCGAGCACCCGGTGCGCTACGAACATTACGGCATGCAGGCCGACATCGAGCACGTGCGCCACGAGCAGGAACGGCTGCAGTACCGATTCCCGATCGTGGAGGTCGGTGGCGCCACGCCGAAGGTCAACCGCATCCGCCGCCTCATCCCCTCGTTCAGCACCGGCCGCTGGTGGCTCCCGAATCAGCTCTGGTACACGAACGTCGCCGGCGAGCTGCAGGACCTGGTGGCTGTGTTCCGCGAGAACGAGTACAAGCCGTTCCCGGTCGGCCGGCATGACCACATCCTCGACGCGCTCGCCAGACTGATGGAGCCGAACGAGAAGATGGACCCGGCCCTCGAGCTCTCATGGCCCGGGATCGTGACCGCTCCGCCGTTGATCCCCGCGTTCGAGCCGATGGACGCAACCGCAGGGTACTGAACGCATGGCCGCACTCCCCGAAGCAGTCCTCCCGCCCGGTGAGGACCGGCCCATGGAGGAGCTTCCGCCTGCCGTCAAGCGCCAGCTTCGCCTCGACGAGTTCGCCTCGCAGCTTGTCGGCAAGCGCACCGAGGCCGTCCAGGCGCGGGCCGCGAGCGGCGTGGAGCGGCGTTGGGTCGATGACCTGGACGCCTACCACGGGCGCGACGAGTGGAACCGCCCGCAGGGCATCGTGGAGGTCGCAAGCGCAGGCGCCACGGGTGCGCTCGACCACGCCGCGATGGCGAAGACCACCTCGCAGAACACCATCCGCTCCACGGTCTACGTGCAACTGACGCGGCAGAAGACCAACACCGCGGCCGCGCGCGTGCAGGAGATGCTGTTCCCGTCGGACGAGCCGAACTGGGCGATCAGTCCGACCCCGGTGCCGACGCTGCACGAAGCGATCGGCGAACACTCGAACGTCGCATGGCGTGACCCGCAGCTTGGGCAACTGCCGCACCCTGACGACCCCACGGGCCAGCAGAAGCTGACGGTGGCAGACGTCGCGGCCGAGCGGATGCGCCACGCCTACAAGGCGGCCGAGGCGATGCAGAAGCAGATCGCCGACCGCCTCGAGGAGTGCCAGTACGTCGGGCACGGGCGCCAGGTCATCATGGACGCGGCGCAACTTGGCACCGGCATCATCCGCGGCCCGGTGGTCACGAACGCGACCAGCAAGTCCTGGCAGAAGCACAGCGACGGCACCGGCACCGTGCGCGTGCTGAAGTTCAAGCAGGAGGCGCGCCCCGCCAGCTACCGCGTCAGCCCCTGGGATTTCTTCCCCGACCCTGCCTGCGGCGAGAGCGTGCAGGAGGGCAGCTACGTGTGGGAGCGCGAGTTCGTGTCCGGCCGCAAGCTGCGCGAGCTCGCCCGCACCGAGGGCTATGACCGCAACGCGATTAGCGCGTGCCTCAAGGAGGGCCCGCAGCGCGTGAGCTCGACCGGGTCCAGCCACTACGAGCAGGCCCGGGCCGGCGACGGGTACGGCGACCAGGCGTTCCGCAACTTCACCGACAACAGATTCGAGCTCTGGACGTATGTCGGCGAGGTCGATCGCGAAGACCTGGAGTCGATCGGCGAGGACATCCCCGAGGAGCTCGGCGACCTGTTCTCCCTGTCCGCGATCGTTGTCATGTGCAACGACAGGCCCATCAAGGTCGCGCTCAACCCCATGGACGGGGGCGATCTGCCTTACGACGTCTTCGTGTGGGAGCGCGTGGCGCTCTCCCCCTGGGGCGTCGGCATTCCGTACCTCATGCGGTACGCGCAGCGCACGATCAACGCGGGATGGCGCGCGCTGCTGGACAACATGGGTGCGAGCTCGGGCGTGCAACTCATCATGTCCGAGGACATCTACCCGGCCGACGGCAATTGGGCGATCGTCGGGCGCAAGATTTGGCGCGCGGCCAAGGGCATCGACGTAGACAAGGCGTTCCGCGCCGCCGAGATTCCGTCGCGCCAGGCCGACCTGCAGGCCGTCATCCGCCTCGCCATGGAATTCGCCGACGCCGAGACGGCGCTCCCGCAGATCGCGCAGGGCGAGCTCGGTAGTGCGCCCGACACCGTCGGCGGCATGAACATGCTGATGAACGCGGCGAACACGGTGCTCAAGCGTCTCGCCCGCCAGTTCGACGAGATGGTGACGAAGCCGCACATCCGTCGGTACTACGACTGGGAGATGCAGTTCAACACCGACGACGCGATCAAGGGCGACATGGAAGTGCGCGCCCGTGGATCGACCGCCCTGGTCGAGCGCGACATCCGCAGCCAGTCCATCACCGAGGTGGTCGCCGCGGCCGTGCACCCGGTTTTCGGCATGTTCCTCGACCACCGCAAGCTGTTCAAGACCTACCTGGAGTCGAAGAAGGTCGATCCGAACAGCGTGATGAAGTCGGACACCGAGATCGAGCAGGCACTCGCGGCACAGGCCAAGGCCGGCCCGCAGAAGTCGCCCGAGGAAAAGGTCGCCGAGATCCGCGCCCAGGCCGAGGTGAAGAAGGTCGAGATCGACACGCAGAGCGAGGTCACGAACGAGAAGCTGCGGCAGGAGAACGCGCAGCGCGACCGCGACTCGGACCTGTCCCTGAAGCTGCTGGACTACCAGACGAAGGTCATGGACTACGTGCAGCAGCGCGGCATGACGTTCGAGCAGTTCAAGCAGGAGATGCAGATGTTCGTGCTGGACAAGACGTTCCAGCGCGAGCAGGCGGCGCTCGAGCGTGCGCAGGCGCACCAGGAGAAGGGCGCCGACCGCGTGCACGACGCCAACAAGGAGGCGTTCCGCGCCTCGCGAACCGCCACCAAACCCGAGGCTTGACGAATGCCCGCCCCTACCATCACCAACCACCCGGGCGGTGCGCAGACCGTGCGCCTCGCGACCTGGGTTCTGACCGACGCCGACGCCACCGGCACGCCGCTCGGGCCCGATTGGGCCGACTACGCGGACAGGTGCTTCCAATCGACCGGGACCATCGGCACCGCCACGATCGTGCTGCAGGGCTCCAACGACGGCACCAACTGGCAGACCCTGACGTCGCCGGCCGGCAGCACGATCACCGGCACCGCGCTGTCGATGCGCCAGGTGGTCGAGAACCCGCTCTACGTCCGGCCGATCCTGACCGGCGCAGGCGGATCGACCGTCACATGCACCCTCGCCTGCAAGCGCCCGACGCTCGGGAGAACCTGACATGAGTGACCCGACATTCGATCCCGACGCGCCGCGCCCCCTGCCCATCGAGGAAGCGCCCGATGTCGTCTCGCCCGTCGAGCTCCCCGACGATGACCCGGTCGAAGACCTGGTGCTCAAGGGCGACAACATGCGCGTGCTGGATCTGCCCTACCTGGTGACGATGTTCGGTCCCGAGCCGGCGCCGCCGCCGCGCAGGGAGCCGGTCGCCCTGCCCGACATGG